AAAAGAAGTGCCTTGCATACATTGAAACGGAGTTCTTTTGGGCATCCTTAAACCGCCAAAGAAAGTTTTTATAAACATGCTCTAAATCAGGAACAGACCAAACCCTTGCATCGAAAGTCGGATATTGACCCACTTTTTCAGGAAGAAATTTTTGAAGATTTGCAACAAAAAATGAGGTCGCGGTTGATGCAAGAACAGAAGTTAACTTTTGGAACTTACCTGAAAACCAGAATTCCCTATTAGAATAATTCTCTTTATCAAGATACCAATAAAGAGTAATTTCGTCTGATTGACAATAACCCAAAAGAGCCTCGCTTTCATTTACCAAATGTTTGGTTGTTTCGATCATTAACTCTACAAATTTCGCATCAAAAGGTCTTTTGAGTCCTTTGGTAAATTTGCTGAAGCATTTACCATCAATCCTTGCCATAAGGGGAAGAAAGGGATCGGCTTTTCTTCCGGCCTCAATTTGTTCTTGGGATTTTAGAAGATCTCCTAAACTGTCCATAAAAATTTGTCTCACTTGAATGAGTATAAGACAGATTTGATTGGAAATCCAATTTCATGGACAGTTCAAAAATTGTCTACTTCTCTTCGACAAAGTTCTTGATCTGATCAGCCAGGGCCTGAATTTCTTGTGTTGATGGGAATGGTATATATTTACCATCCTTAGAATATTCTCTTCTATTGCAAAAATCTTCAGTGGCAATTAGTCTGGCTTCTTTAAAAATCTCAAACCGTAATTCGTAAGGCGTCATAAAATTCTTCTGTGTTTGTGTGTATTTTGGACTTTTTGTCCAATCGGGATGGAAGGTACTGCCCCCTCTTTTTCACTTCCCAAAAGTGAAGTTATACTTTTCTACTACATCCCGTTACAGTCTATATAGGTCAGAACTCCCAATAAAAACCAAATGATTTACGACACCATTTTTGTTTCTGATGTCCATCTTGGAACGAACAGATGTAATTCTAAAAAATTCCTAAACTTCCTAAAAACCATAAAAACCAAAAAACTCATAATGGTTGGTGACATAATTGACATATACTGTATGGAGAAGCATGGGACACCATGGGAAAAAGAGCACACTGAATGTATTCATGAAATCCTAAATCACCTAAAAAATGGAACCGAACTTATTTACATTTTAGGTAACCACGAAGGAGAAATCCGGAGATATTGTAATTTTGAGCATAAAAACTTTCAAATGGTTGATGAGTACAACCACATTGATTCTAAAGGTAAAAAGTTTTTATGTGTTCATGGCGACAAATACTCCCAATACTCGTCTGGTTCATGGAAACAATTAATTTTCAATAAAGGGTATGAATTTATAACTCCCTTAAGTGTATGGTTAAATCGATTTTTTAGATTCTCCTTGGTGTACTTTTTAAAAAATACCATAAACGGCAAAAAATACATAGACAAATATGAAAACGATATTACAAATTATTGCAGACAAAGAAAAGAAAATTTTGATGGTGTAATTTGTGGACATATTCACCACAACAACATAAGAAAATTTGATGACATTACTTACATGTGTTGTGGAGATTTTGTCGATACCTGTTCGGCAATTGTCGAACGAGATGGTGATTATTATAGCATTTACTTTTGATCCGGATTGACCCACGGGGCCTTTATGCCCATTTCCCCACCTAAAAGACCTTGGGCATTGCTTCCATCAGGCTCCTTATCATAAAAAACAGCACCCTTAACAATTTTCTTTTGTTCTTCAGAATAATCACCAGACTCAATCTCTGTTAAGATAGTCTCATTGAACATATTAACCGGTTCGGGTTCTTCTAATTTCTCATATTTTTCTATGGCCTTATCCACATCTCTCTCAACCCTTTGATCAAGAAGTTCTGGAGTTTTGATAATATACTCATTGAGCGTATCATCAATCCAGCCCCTTTTTAAAAATTCCCTTTGAATTTCATCAATCAATGGCCATAATTTATCCTTGGGGATCTTAAAGACCCTAGAAATAAACTCAATAATAGCCTCAATAATAAGACTAATTTTTGCCCAGTCAAAGATAGTTCTTTTGGTTTTCATGGGTCCAAAAATCGTCGTGGATCATGTCATCATCATAAGGCTCATGCATAAGTTCTTGCACTTTTAAATGCCAGACTCTCTCAAACAAATCCCTATAATCTTCTTCTTCAATCATCATTTAATAATTTCTCTAATGGATCACCACCGCCTTTTAATATCTGACAGGCCCGTTTGTAATACATGTTATTCGTATTTCCGGATGCCTCCATGGCTTCTTTTACTTTCTTCCAATTGTCTCTGGTTGTTTGATCCATTCTAGTACCCGTGGTTTTCGATGGTTTTTGTATAATGTCTCATAATTTCACCAGCAACGGAATTGGCCTCATTTTCGCAATTTGATCCAGATGTTGGATCTAATTCTGCCCCTGAAATTTTCTGTTTGTAATGAACCATCTCATGGGATAGGGTCCGAAAGACGTCTAGAGGATGGCGATTGGCCACCTGGATCTTTATAATATCATTTTCAAGATCAAAGCACCCAAAAGTTTTGTTGTTTATAGAAAATTGTGGATCGTTAATTACAACAATTTCAGGTAAAGAATCCAGGTCAAGATAATTCTTTACAAATTTTGCAAAAGACATAATTTGTTTTTCTTTAGATTCTAACAGAAATTGTTTATAGAGCATTTTTAATTCTATTTATCGAACCTCAAAGTCCAGTCTTTTTACTCCTCGTTGTTTCCTTTCCTCTTGCCACATAAGATCCGAATTGGTCAGATGCTTATTTGAGGCCTTTTCATAAGTCTCAAGCATAACCACCTGAGACAGATCCAGGGCCGTGATTTTATCGTTGCGGATAGATGCCATATTTGGACACCCGCAGGTTCCAGAACCATGTACCTCATTTCCACACATTCTACATCTAATTTTAAGCATAAAAAATACCTCAAGTTATTTAAACCTGAGGTATTTATATCACTCTGCTTTAGCGAAGAAATTGTGCAAGCATTGGCTTGCATTAATTCTTACATGCTCAAGAGTATAATCAACCAAAAGTTGACCATTCTCATAAATAGTTACTAACTCGTCTTTATTCCAGGGTCTTTCTGGAACAGTCTGATATTCTCCTTGTTCATTTTTGATGAGCTGAAGTCTACCTTTTTTAGATGTTTTGCCTGGGTCGGTTACAGGGTCTTTATAAACGTCACGCCAGGTTCCGTTTACATTTACCGAACTGCACTTCATTGCGAATTTAAAATCATCACGATTTACGTGTTGAAGCAATCCGCCACCTTGACCGAAGGCAATGTTATCCGAACTGTATCCATTTGCTTCTAGAACGTGAAGAACCCGGTCAATAGTTTCATAATTCACACCGTCCCCTTGAATGAGTCTGACGTGATTTAGAACCTTATAACCCTTAGAGTTCATAGTACTTCCAAAGTGATTATCCAAAAGTTGGGCGCACTTTAGATTGACTTCTACTGGGTCCCCAGAATTACCAGAAACCGCGATTCCCCTATTCCTTTTTACTAGAACCATTCCACTAGGAACTTTAACGCAATGTATAGTTCCTTTATAATTTACTTTAGTTTTAGTAATAGATTGCCCACCAGCATAGGGAGTATCTAATATGTGGGTAGTATAGACTGTAGAGAAATGTGGTTTTCTATTGTCCTCCGCTACTGAAATTAAAACCCCCTTCCCAGCTGAAATAGAAATGTATTCTACTACATCCACGTTAGATTTGATAGTGGTATCATACTTAAATCTACCATCGTTTCTAATGGACGAATCCCAATGCTTCAATTCTTCGATGAATTGTTCACACCAATTGCCATCTAAATTAGAAATGTCAACCCAATCAAATGTTTTAGATACTAAATTATCTATGGGAACTGAAATAGTTATAGTAGATTGACCTTTTCTACTAGTAAGATAATACACATTAAATTTATAATCTAGATTATTAAGTATATTAAGTAATCTGTTGTGCTTTCGTTCCTTTTGAAAATTAAATTCTATTTTATAATTCATTGAAGATGCTTTTTTAATACATCCATCTGCTTGTAGAGCGATTAAAAATCTCTCATGCCAAGTTAGTTGTTTTCCGGATGTCTTTGCTTTTGCTGAACGCAATTTTCTATAAGCCCAATTTCCTGGTTTATAATCTTGAGCCTCTTGTATACGAATTTTATCATTTCGATCAATAGTTACCACCCTATGATTGGGTGTAACTAATAGATCAATTTTACCATGAAAATCACGAATTTCATACATATCCCCCTCATATTGTTCATTTACAATTTTAAGAGGTTTAACAAATTCATAAGTCATGTCATCATTAACTTGTGCAACTAGATCGTTCTCTGTTAGGTTAGAAAAATATTTCCATCCACTAGGAGTCAAAATCTGCGTCTGATCGTCGTAGCAATCAGGCCTGACCACCAAGGTAGCCCCAGATTCAATTACTTGTTCTTTAAGTTCTTCTCCCCAAAGTTTATCGCAAGCATTGTAGATGTCATAACTATCACTTACACAAGCAATAATAGCACCCGGCCTCGCATAAAGATTCAACATATTACGATATGCCTCTACTTCATTTTCCTTACCCCAACTCGTGATAGTACTATGTTCTGATGCTGGAATACTGTAGCCCGCCATATCTTCGTGATAAAATTCTTTACCATAAAGAAGCGCCGCAACAGTGTCGGTGCCCTTAAAATTAACTAGGTGAGCTAGTCCACCAATTCCTGCTGATTCATAAGAACTCACTCCGCGAAATCCAAAGTCTTGCATCTTAAAATCAATGAGATTCGGGTCTCCATTGCGGATAAGATAATTGAGAATAAGTTTCTTAGAATTATAAGAATTACTTGCAACAGTCGTTGGATACCAAATTGCGCGAAGTAGAGCAGTCTCTAAGAAACTAGTTAACCAATAGCAATTTGGGTCGGTATTTTCAATTGTAAGCAAAACATTCTTGACAGGAATTACCATTCCTTCTGGAACAGCCTTGATTCTTACGGGGAGATATCCACCGTGCTTTTTGACAATGTATTCCCAACCACCGCGGTAGAAAGGTTCACCGTGAGCCTGAATAATTGCCTCGGCAATATCAATATCTTCCATCCTAATTGGTTTCATCAGATAGTCTTTTAGAAACATCTGAAGGCCAAAGAATAGCGTTTCATCGTGATGACCACCACGACTTTCAATGTAAGAAAATACACCTTCCGTCTGTGTGGGATATTGTGGAAACTGAGAATACTTATAGGAATCCGAGTTGAGCAGTAAATTTTTGTTTAGGTCCATTTTAAACTCCTTAAAATGATAGGTTTAATTTCGGCGTCTATCGCCTAGTTGTGTTTTTATGACTTTAACACCTGTCATTAGGGTTGATATTCAACCACAGTTACGTCAGCATAATCAGAAACATCTTCTGAAAACTGTTCAATCATTTTGGAAATTCTACTCCAATCGCCACCAGCAAGTCCAGCGCCAATTTGAGGGAATCCAATGCTTACTTTTCTATGTGGTCCCTGTGTATAATCAGGGACACATTTAGAAAATAACTCTAAGAATTTTTCAAAGGCACCATATTCAAATACATCTTTAGTATTACTCATTTCATACTGAGTGTAGGCATTTATCACAGTAAAAATTGTTTTTCCTGTGTTTATTTGAGCCGTAGTAAACCTACCCAACTTTAATTTATCCCCCCTAGTTGTACACATATCCGCTTGTTTTACTTTGGGATATCGGTCTGCAAGTTGTTTTGCCAACCCCCCACCCATAACATTATAGCAGTTACAACCTTGAATAATAATATCAAAATTACCTTTTTCGGCAAGTTTAATTAGATCTCCTTTGATTGTTTTCATAAGTTTACCTCAGATAAAATATCGAATAATTTGATAATGGTCTTCAAAGCACTCTCTTGGGTCAAGTTCAGAGAAAGGAATCCAGAATGCCTTATCAGCATCAGAACCACCTTTTACTCTTGGAAGTTCTCCATCAGGAAGAACAATATTAAAGGCATGAGTAATTGTTCGCCCTCGGCTGCTTCTATAAATATCATCAAATACATGAGTATTTTTAATACATCCACGAAGAACCGGAGAAGGAACCTTAAGTCCGGTTTCCTCTCGGAGTTCTCGAATCATAGCATCTTCTAGGGAGGAATCGGTGTTTGCGTCTAGAAAACCGCCTGGCAAGGCAATCAGGCCCTTTCCAGGATAGGCATTTCTACGGACCATCAAGACATGACCAGATTGAAACACTACAGAATCTACTGTAACAAAAATTGGTGGCCAGGGCAAGGAAGCATACTGAGACTTATATTTCTCGACAAATCTACGCTCATTTACGATATGATTATGCCATTCAGAACTCTTCATACTATCAAGATAGTTAAAGATTTTTTCTGGAACAACACTCTTTACAAAATCCATATTAGGTTCTTCGACAAAGTAGAGTTCCCTGATCTGAGTTGCACTTAGATTTTGCTCAAGAGGAACCTCAATTAGTTCCCATTGTGGGAACATCTTCAGGTAATAAGAAGTCTCGTCTTTTTCACAACCGATGATACCAACATTAGCAGATGGTGAAATAGTCTCAAGACAATATTTTACCTTTTCTTGAACTTCATTACACCACTTGGTATCACCATAAATATCTTCTTGAATTTCAATTTCTAGTGGAGCTTCTTCTGAAGTCACTTCTAAAATGGATTGCCTCAAGGCAGACCAGTAACTATGAGTATTCAGGTGCTCAAGAGAAATTTGAAATGGATTTTTGTAGGTTACTGGTTTATACTGAGAACCAATAATCATAATGAGATTATCAGTCAGTTCATATGCTCTTTTTACAATTTCTAGATGAGCATTATGAAAAGGCTGAAATCTTCCAATAAAAACAATTGCGTCGTATTTTTTCATGATTCTAAACTCCTTAGAATTAATTTGGTTTTTAGGAAATCTATTTTCCTAAGGTGCCTCTTTTTGAGGACCCTCCTAGTATATAGGAGGGATTTTCTGAATTTGTCGGGTTATGTGCCAGTTATTGAGGTGGCTGTTTTTTATTATACTCTAATATAACCCAATTCCGTAATGCATTGATTTCCATTTTTTCTTGTGGCGTAAAATCGTCATCCGAGTCCAAATAAAAATATAGTGCATTGATGACAAGTTTTCTATCCTGCTGTGAAATAAGTGACATGATTAATCTCCCCAGTATTCGTATAAAAATCCATAATTTGTTGAATAGTGAACATGAAAAATTCCATGTTGAATAAGAAACCCTGAACAAATTCTACATGGTCTGGCATCTCGGATCTCTTTTCCACCGTGCCCGCCGACCCGGCAAACAACAATAGTATCAGATAATTCTCCTTTGGCCTTAATAATCGCACTAATTTCACAATGCAAATATTGCTTCATACTATAATCTTTTTGATTATAAAGCCTGGCAGTTCTCTCGGCGGCCCATTTTTGAATGGGATGGGTCTTTGTATAACTATTGGTTGCGGCAGAAACAATTTTATTCCTCTTCAGAAGAATCGCACCCATTCGTTTCGGAGGATCAGATGCTATGGCAACCGCAATTGCCTGATCTAGAATGTTCTTTTTTAGATGACTTTTTTGTATCACGATTTACCGTTCAACACATAATAAAAATATTCCCTAGTCGCTGAGTCATTTATGACCATAAGCTGCTTCCAATATTGAAAAGGAAGACCGAGTTGTGAAAACCTAAAACGTAATTCTGACATGGCAATAAAACTAACGAAACCCAACAATAACACAAAAAAAGCAAAGTTGTGTAAAGAGTGGACAGTTTTACGATTGGCCATTAGAGAAGAACCAGAAGTGGTATAAGAAGAGTAAGATAACCAATAATTGCCCCAGAAACTCCTTGAAGAATCTGGAGCCACGTACTATATTCGTCCATTTTGCCAGTTAATAATTTGCGAAAGTCGCTCGGTTGTAAAAAAGTCTTGTTTTAAGTACCAGTCTGCCCAGAATTGATGGCCCTTAGAATGATTACATTCACTACAGGCACAAACAATATTAGTGATTCGATCAGATCCCCCCTTAATTCGGGGAGTAATGTGATCTAAAGTTAGATTGTCTTCAGATCCGCAATATGCACACTCATAATTCCAATGTTCTTTAATCGAGTTTTTCCATTTTCTTTTGGCCTCTGAACTTGATGTTGCCTCTAAATTAAACATCAGGTCTTGATATGTTTCGTGCATTTGGGATTAATTTTCAGTTGTTTCTCTTACAAGAATTGTTCCTACCACAGAAGGAAGCGTCTTATTATTAGAAACAACAAATATATCAAAATAATTTCTACCAGATTCTAAGGAAGAAGTTTGTGTCTTATTTAAAATAAGTTTTATTGACCCTTGAGGCCTATTTAAATATTCAACTGCAAAAGAAGTAGAAATTCCAGCACCAGGAAACTTTTGAATTTTTGCTACTATTGTTTTTGTAGTTAGATCATTAGCAGATCCATCTGAATTTTTAAGTTTAAATTCACTTTCAAAATCAGTCCCTTTAAAAATTGAACGATCAACTATTTCTAGTGGAACCGTCATACAATTAAATTCTAAGTTCTTAAGTTATTTAGGTTTTCTAAATAGTTAAAAGAGTTCCTACCATGGACGACCGCAAAAAAGTCATAACTAATTTGATCTTTATTATTTGTGTGTCCATTATTTCCTTTATTGGAATAAATTTTCTTTCTTGTAATTTTTTGATTCCTGGATCTATCAACCGGGCCAATTTTTTAGGTGGACTAGTTAATCCTCCAGTGCTAGATTGTCAGGAATCAGAAAGAAGAGGATATGAAACTCTTATGATGTTACTGACTACCGTGATTGCGTTGAAGACCAAAATAGATGAGGACAACTAATGCCTGACTATTGGAATAAATACATAAGCTAGGCATACTTTACTAATGTCTTCTCGCACCTTCAATACTCCTCATCGTGAGAACTGGAACTCTCCGATACATAATATTCTAAAGGCAATAGATAATCACACTCAAGAATATCTTAAGAGTGGTGATATCTGGCATTTACAAAAAGCACAACTGCTCAGAGAATACGTCTCAGAACTTAAAACTTGGATTCATAGGGAAGAACAAAAATGACAGAAGTAGTATGGTCAGTAAATATTTTAATTGGAATTGGCCTAATTGGGGTGGCCTGGGTTATTTTTAAAATCCTGTTAGAGGATTTCTAGGCACCGCTTATAGTACATCTGCCTATCAGCAAGACCATTAGTCCCACCATTGACTCTTCTGGTAACCTGCTCTACCGATGGATTAGTGTCACAAAGGGCATTCATTTTGTTATTCATCCACCAATATCCAGCACTTGTACCTGAATACTTATCGGCAACATAATCAACCCCCTCCATAATTCGGGGATCTTTCATAAAGTTTGCAAATTGTTGATAATTAAATCTTCCAGTAAGTTGAATATACCCGGCTCCTTTGAATCGTCTTCCGTCTCCGGGTTGAGTGTTTCCTAAATCTTTTCTTCCTTCATAGGCATCACCAGAAGCAAGTTCTTTCATCCATTTTCCACCACCAGATTCATGAGAAATTTGAGAAATAAAATGGGCAAGTCTTGATTTTGTAGTGATATCGAATCTCTGTAGGGCCTCATTAAGTTCTTTTACTTGGGCATCAGTAGGGGTTCTTTGCCATACATGCTGTAGCTGGGCCTTTGTGAAGATTTCTTTTGGTTGAGAGGAATTCCTATATCTTACGGCGAATTCTTTTTTAACGTCATCAGGAGTTTTGCTTTCAAGATAGTTAAAGGCATCTACTTGTTGAGGCTCCTCTTTATAAAACTTGGCTGCATCAGTGAACTTAATCGGCTGTTTAGATGGGATAGTAGTTTCTGGTTTAGAAACAACTGGGGGTTTAATTGCTAGATTTGCTTCTTGATAAACAGAAATATAAACGGTTCCTTTATTATAAAGAGGAAGAATCTTGTCTCTTAGATCAATATTATAGATTCTCACACAACCATGAGTAGCGAATAGTGGTTGTTTCGGTGCCCAGGCCCCAGGCCAACCTGCGGCTGATCCACCACCATGAAGCATAATTCCAGATCTACCATATTTGGAAACCTGGCCCTCTAGTTCATTCATGTCAAAAGAATACCAACCATAAGCCGCAAGAGTTCTATCAAAAGCCGGATTTGCTCCGACTCTTTCAAAATCTTTATAAACGATCCCTAGTTTATAGAGACCAGGAGGAGTATCTGTTCTTACAACTCTAAATTCAATATCAGATCCTTGACCTCTTGCAAGAGCCGGAATTTCCCAAAGAAGTTTACCAGAAAAATCATAAGCCTTTGCAGTTTCAACAATATCATTGACTACAATATGAGTATCACCTTGTTTAAATCCAAAATCTTGAGGTCTTTTTGTAGGTCCGATCATTGTATTATAAATAAAGATTACAATGCTATTTAGTTTTTGTGTGGTATTTTAACGGTCAAGAATTTAATGAGGTCGATAAAAAGTATGAGGGATTTGTTTACTTAATAACAAACCTAGAAAACGGGATGAAGTACATTGGAAAGAAACACTTCTGGGAAAGAAGAAAAAACGCAAAGACTGGAAGAAGACAGACAAAAGAAAGTGATTGGAGAAAATATTTCGGTAGTTGCGACCAACTAAAAGAAGACGTTAAATCTTTAGGTGAAAACAAGTTCAAAAGAGAAATTTTGTATTTATGCCCTCATAAAAAAAGTATGTCCTATTATGAGACATGCGAGCAGTTTAAAAGAAATGTTTTATTAGATGAGGCCTATTATAATACTAATATTGAAGGAAAATTTTATTCTAGCGAAGTAGAAAGAATCTATGGGCTGGTTATTTCAGGAGAGAATCCACAAGGAAAAGAACCTCATTGAGGTAATCATCAGCGAGGTTCTTTTCGTTTTGTGGATTTTGTTCTCTTTGGAGTTTATTTTTAAGGCCGTTTAATTTGGCCTTAAGAGCATAAACATCAGTAGAGTGGATCATCAGTCGTTAAAATAATCAAGTGCAATATCAATTACGCTATCTTCGGTCAATGATTCAAATAGATCAAGAGCTTCTAGTACATCAGAAGCATAACCTTCTGAAATCATGTCCTCAAGAATATAATCAACTAGAGTGTTATAATCTTGCTCGGATAGTTGAGATGCAAACTTGGCAAGACGCTCTTTATAACCAGTCTTGGTTCTTTGGCTAGAAAGACGAGCCCCTGGACCAGAAAATCGAGTTCCCCTAGCAGTTGAACCTTCTGCGGCCTTGGCAATTTTCTTGGCGGCCTCTTGTTTACGAGCCGAAACTGTTCTTTGGACAGCAGGCTGGCCAGAGGTTTTTGCTGGAAGAGCAAGCATTGGTTTTGGCTTTGCAAATGCATCACCCACTTCTTTCTTGGCAGATGTAGTTCTTTCGGACTTACGAGACTCATAATCAGCCCGACTCATTTTGGGTTCATCTTTCTTACCCGCCTTTCTTTGAAGCGCAACACCTACTTTACGAACAGCCCGACCAACAGCCTGCCTTTTACTACCACCAGGCTCTGTGGTAGTGGTAACAGTGGTGCGACCAACCTTGGCGGTTCTAGTGGTTGCTGGAGCAGCGGATGCCGCTCTACCACTACCCTCAATTGCCTTTCCAGCACCATAGATGGCCTTACCACCACGACGAAGAATCGATTTTAACATGGCCTTACCTTTTTCTACTACTTTACCACCCATAGCCTTAGTGGCACGGCCTAGACCACCAGCAGAACCTGAGATAGACTGTTTTACAGAAGAAATAGGACCACTGAGTTTGGATTTAACCTTAGAAATAGCATTACCAACTCGTGCGGCGCGAGCTGACATTCTTTGCTTTGATTCTGCATCCAGGCCAGCCGCAACCGCCTTACCAGACTTTCTGGCTAGTTTTTTAGCAGCAGATTGTTGGGCCATAATATCACCACGACCAGAAGTCACTCTATCCTGAGCAGAGCCAGCATATTGAGAACGCTGGGATCCTTTGGTAACAGTTGCCTCGGTGAGAATATCTTCAATAAGCTCATCGTAAGACTCACAAATTACCTCATCGGTCGAGGCAAATGAGAGCATTTCAAATGATTCGTCTAAGGTATTACCATAATCACGGAATTCCCAAACGAGTTCTTCGACTACTTGTTCAATATCTCCATCTTGCATGTAATCAACAAATCGAAGATTATCAAACAGATCTTCGACCTTTCGGTGATCGTAAATTTCTGAATAGGCTTCTGTTAGACTATAAAGTGACATATTTTTTAGAAATAGGTTTTCTTTTAGTATTTAGTAAAAAGACCCTTAAAGGGGCCGGGGTTATTTAATTCTTATTCGATTTGATTTATCTATTCCTCTATTTCTCTGATACAAAGTAATTTTATATGTATAAATTCTCGGATTTAATTTAGTCATTTATATTCTGTTAGTACGACATTAATATTTATAAAAAAAGGTGCTCATATGAGCACCTAATCCTGTCTGTGGAGTATTGTCGTACTAACAGACTAATATATTTAGTCAAAGTTTGAAGTTGGCGAAACTATCTGGTTTAATGTCCTGATTAAGACCCCCTACTAGATAAGAAGTAATCTGAACCTCTTGAGGTGCAACCTGCACCCCCTTTGAACTGAGCCAGTTATCCGTCCATGGAAGAGGATTATTATTGGCCGGAATATCATAAAGAGGTTTAAAACCAATAGCCTTCATACGTCTATTACAAACCCACTCAACATATTGACAAAGAAGAGCGGAGTTTAACCCTATAAGTGAGCCGTCTTTAAAAATATATTCGGCCCATCTTTTTTCTTGATTAACTGCTTCTTCAAATGTCTTATAAACCCATTGCTCTTCTTCTTTTGCAATTTTAATCATATCAGGATCGTCGCCTGATTTCCATTTTGAAAGAATATTTTGAGTTATATTTAAATGAACGGCTTCATCGCGGCTAATTAGCGAAATAATCTTCGCACTTCCTTCCATTAACTTCAGCTCACCAAAGGCAAAAGAACAAGCAAAGGAAACATAAAAGCGAATTCCTTCTAGGATATTCACTGCCATTATGGCTCGATAAAGTTTTCTCTTTACCTCATAAAGCTCATTTTTACCTAAATCTACACCCTCATTATTAAATTGCCAAAGATTTGAAGAAGAGTATTGTTGAGCATGTTGAATATATTCATCGTAATTATCAGTAATACTCTTGGCTCTCTCTAAAATTCTCTCATCTCCAATAATAGTATCAAATATTTCGGATGGATTAGCATAGATATTTTTTATAATATAAGTATATGATCGACTATGGATCATTTCCATGAATCCCCAGGCTTCTATACATGATTCAAGTTCTGGTAAAGAACAATATGGCAGAAAAGCAATTGAAGTTCCTCGACCCTGAACAGAATCAAGCATAATCTGATACTTTAAATTAGAAGTATAAATGTGTTTTTGCTCTGAGCGAAGAGTCTGATAATCTGCCCTATCTTTTTGAAGATTTATTTCTTCTGGACGCCAAAAGAAACTGAGCTGCTGTTGTGTGAGTTTTTCAAAAATTGGGTATTTATACTCATCATATCGTTGGATCCCCAATGGAGCACTAAAAAACATTTTTTGCTTTTTAGTGTTAATTTCTTCTGTATTAAAAACTGTCATTCCTTTTACTTTAGACATAAATTTCCTAGATTAAACGTTACATGCGATACATTCTTCTTCTTCTGATGATAATATTTCAGATATTAAATCATCATTTTTAATTTCTTCGGCGGAAACATCATCGGTTTTGCCGTCATATGTGTTATGATAATATGCAGTTTTTGCACCATATTTGTATAGTAAAAGAATATTATTGACTATAACAGTGATCGGTACTTCATTATTTGGATAATTCTGAGGATTATAACTATCATTTACACTAATTCCCTGGTCAACGAACTTTTGCATAATAGAGACACAATTAATATATCCTTCATTTGAAGGCATTTCCCAGAGAAGTGTATAATTATTCTTTAGTTTATTATACTGAGGTACAATCTGTTTGAGAGTTCCCTTTTTAGATTGTTTAATGGAAAGATAATCCCTAGGAGGTTCTATTCCATTTGTTGCATTACACGAAACTGAACTATTATGAGATACTAGTCCTTCACAGTTGTAATGATGTACTTCCGGAACTTCAATGTCATAAGTTGGAAGAATTTCTCCTTCAAATTGAATCGTTTTTACTTTCATGTGTCTCCTTAAATTTTTTGTACTCGGTTAAAAGGTGGGTTTTAGTAATAGAACATTTATGTTGTTTTGAGCCATTAATACTCGCTGGAAGTATCTCTAAATTTACTATTGATCCAATTATTTCAGCTGGAATATTATTTATAAATCCCATTTTAATTGAATATTTGTGATCTAATTGAAAGTCTTTAGATCTCAATTCTAAATTCTCAATCAATTCTCCATAAAATAATAAACTCTGATTAGTATATCTAATTACAAGCGTTTTATATTTTTTAAAGTCGTCAGCAATGTCATTTTCAATCCATACTCCTAACTCCTCCATTCTTTTTCTATATTTTTCAGATACTTCAAGATAAATCTCTTGCCAAGTATCGGGGTATTTTTCACGGAGATAATTGGTGTTTCTTTTATGATTGGGTTTTTTCTTATCTATTTCATTAAAAATAACAGCAATTTCATCTTCACTATATCCTCTTTGTCTATAATATTCTCTATGAACACCAGAGGTTGATCTTTGATATTTACTAACTTCAATTTTAGCTTCTTCTAAACTATATCCACGATGGGTCCAATATTCTACAGTTCGTTTAGATTTTCTTTTCATAGCATATGCTTTTTCTTCTTCCCATGTTTCCCCATATTTTTCTTTGAACCATTCATCGGAAGACGGATATGCGCTGGTTAATCTAAATTTTTCATACATTTCTAATCCTTTTTCTTCTCCATATCTTTTTATAAAAGCCTCTTTTGTTTGACCATTATCTATTTTATTTTGTTTAATAAGCTCAACAGCTTCATTATAAGAAAGGTTCCTTCTGTACATCCAATATTCTGGTTCATATTGAAGTTTTCTTTTATTTGGGTATAGAAAAACATAACTAACATATTTTTTAATAACCTCAAGATCAAATCTCTCTGGCGGGGTTTCTTCAAATGGCTTTCTTAATGACCTATAGTCAATTTTTCCGATTTGTTTCAATTCTGTTAAGAGTTCGTGCGGGGTTAAAATGTTAAATCTGGTTTTCATTAGAGTAACTAGTTTTGTCTTCATTGATGCCTTTACTAAACTATTATTATTTAGTAAAGTGAAGGCATCAACGCATTAAATCTCAACTACTTCGTCATCTTCATTCAATTCATAAACTCGCTTCCAGATAGTGGAACCATTTTCTAGTCGAACCAAAAACTTATGATTGGGTGTACACTTAATCACTTTACCATTTTCAAAGGTAATAGTCGCAACTTCTTTATTTCCATTGAAATAAAGTTTATCAACTTCTTTGTATCCATCTTGAGTTTCAACTGTAATAGTCTTGTTCAGGTCATACCAGCCGATTGCATCATTTTCCTCAATCCCTCTCCAATCAAGTCCACCATATTCGGCAATTTGATGGAAGTCCATTTCCCCGGTAGAAGTTTTAATCTTATGTTCCCAAAAAAGGCAACTCTCCGTTGGGGGTTGAGAGGAGAGTGTAGTATGGCGAAGACCATGTTCTAAAATATCCTGACGAAGTTGTTCCCAGTCATGAGTATATTCTACATCACAAATTTCATCAACTTCTTTCTTATAAGTATCAATTGGAAGAATTCCATCAGAATACTTAGTGTGTTTAAAGTTGTCACATGCACCCTTTTCTTTTGCTAGATTATTGGATGATTTTAGAAGATAATACTGAAAACTTTCAGTTAATTTGTGGACGGCTTCCCAGGCGCCAGGATCAGAATATTTAAATCCCAATTTAGCAAGATAATGAGCCAGACCAATATAACCAATACCTAGAGAACGACTAGCCTTGGTTGTTAATTCGGCGGCCTTAACAGGATATTCCTGGTGGTCAATTAGCTCATCTAAAAATCTAACGGAAAGATCACAACATTCTTCAAGTTCTTTATCAGACTTAATTGTACCTACATTAACACAAGAAAGAATACAAAGAGCAATAGATCCATCTACATCATCAATATGTTCAATCGGGGTAGTTTTCAGCAAAATTTCCATACAAAGATTACTCATTGTAATCTGATCCTTAAAAGGACCGTGCGAATTACAATGATCAATATTCATAAGATAAATTCGACCGGTCTCCGCACGCTCTTTCAAGATATCAATAATAAGCTCTTGGGCCTTTACTTTTTTCTTTGGAATAGAAGGATCATTTTCATACTTTACATAAAGTTCATCAAATCCATCTAAACCAAATTTTTCATAAAGACCTGGAACATTATGCGGTGAAAACAGAGTAATTTCTCCATCCTGAATAAATCGCTCATAAAAAATTTTACTCAGCTGAATGGCATAATCAAGGTTGCGAACACGATTATCTTCTGAGCCTTTATTATTTTTTAATACAATAATATCCTCGATTTCTTGGTGCCACACAGGAAAAAATACTGTGGATGAATTATGAGTTAAAGTAAATTTTCCATTTTTGCCGACAAAATAGTTGTGATATTTATCAACAGTAAAATCATAAAAAGTTTTATCACAATTAGATTTATAATTATGATCATTTAAAATGTCAATATAATCACCATAAACCCCTAATCCAAAAATGTTGTCGATTTCCCGTGAGTCCACCCATTTCTTATTAAGTCCATCATAAAAAGGATGAATACTAGAAGTATAAACAACCTCCCCACCAATAAGAATTTCTTCCTGATATTCTTTTTTTATTGTTGGAGTAAATAAATTTGTTACATTTCCAACACAAAATTTATCATCAAATTCGTTATAACAATAGACTCTATCTCCAACGGAGACATCTGAAATTCTTTTCTTTGCCAGATTAATTTTAATTTCCATTTTCGTACTTTTCTAATAAGGTTTCGAGTGTTATTGAGCAATTAGATTGTTTTTTTGAGTTTTCTGATTGAGAAACATATCTAAGATTATAAATAGATCCAATTATTTTTGGAGGAACATCATTATAAAAACCCCAAAAAACGCTATACATATGATCTAGAGTTTGACTTTTATCAGTTTTGACAAAAGTATCTTTATACAATCTTAGAGTTTTTTTTGTTTCGCGTTGAACCTCCTTTTTATAAACGAAAAAAGCATATTCATCACCAATTTCGACACTCTTTTTATTTTGAATATTAGTTTTTTTGGTTTTTTCAAGTATAGATTCTTGTATATCAAGAGCCTCAAATTTATCGCACCCATATCGTTTCATTATGGCACTTATAGAATTGTTATCTTGATATTCAGAAACTTTTAATTTTGCTTCTTCTTCGGTATAACCAATTCTAATCCAATAATATATGCTTCTTGGGCTACTTTCTTTTGAAAATTTTGATACTAATTTTTTTGCATCCTCTAATGAGTGACCCCTATTTAACCAATAATCCACTGTTCTAGGAGAACAACTTCTCCTTCTTTGACAACAATATTCATATGCCTCATCATAACTACAATTTAATTTTTGTTGAACATTTTTAATCTCAACATCAAATCTATTTTGAAGATTTTCTTTTCTTTTATTAAACTTAGCTAGACCCTCCTCCTCTCCGTACTTCTCAATATAAATTTCCAAATCTAAAGGCTTAGATTGAAATTCCCTAACCTTTATTATGGCTTCTTCTTCGCTAAATCCTCGGGTCATCCAATACTCTTTTGCATTGGGTCTATTATGTTTTTCTTTAAATGGTACATTTTTATCCAAAAATTCCCTGTAAAGTTTCTGAGCTTCCTCTTGATTTCCATTGGTTTTTTTAAGATAAAAGTAGATACTAAAAGGAGATCTACTTTTTCTAATCGTTTCTTCGTTCCAAATTAAGTCTTCCATTTTTTACTCCAATAACATAACGGTTTTATTTCCGTTATGACTATTTATAATTTCAGACACTTTAACCCCATCAATTTCATCATCGAGTGTATAAATTTTACCATCAATTTCTACACTATCAATTAATAAAACTTCAGAATCAGAATCAAAACAACCCCCGCGAATTCCATTTTGCGTACAACTTTTTACAGTGGCCTCAAACTTTTTCAGATAAGGAATAACTCCAGTGTGGACAACCTCACCGCCACGAATTTTACTATTTATTCCTCTAATACGCCCAGCATTAATACCTAGACCGGCTCGCTGTGCGACATATCTAAAAACCGCAGCATCACTGGCCTCAATGCTAGAAAGACTATCTCCCACGTCAACAAGAACACAACTACTATATTGCCTCAATCTAGTTCTGACTCCAGCAAGAATTGGTGTAGGAATATTAATTTTATGTTTACTAATTGCATCATAATAACGCTTCACATAAGACATTCTTTTGTCTTTAGGGTATTTTGCAAAGCCCGTAAGAGCAATTAATAAGTACATAAACTGCGGAGTCTCATAAAGAACGTTATCCACTCGGTCTTGCACAAGATACTTATCAACTACCTGCCGAAGGCCAGCATAAGTAAACAAAAGATCCCGGTCATGGTCAATAAAAGAATTGACCAAATCTAGTTCTTCTTCAGAATAGTTCTCATAAATGGAGGCATCATAAACACCAAGGTCTACACACTTTTTAATGTGCTCACTCAGATGAGGTAGATCAATTCGACCACCATAGATCTTCTTCCGAATTGAAAACAGAAGAAGTCTTGCGGCCACGTATTGATAATTAGGATTATCTAGAGAAATAAGATCAGATGCGGCCTTGATCAAGATTTCTTGAATTTCATTGGTTGAAATACCATCATAAAATTGAATCCCAGATGCCATTTCTACCTGAGATACTGAAACTCCAGAAAGGCCCTCACATGCGCAGGCGACCATCTCATGGAGTTTAGAAAGTTGCAATGGCTCAATAGTGCCATTGCGTTTTTTGACTTTGATTTCTTCGCTCATTTTTCTTCCAATAGTTGAATTTAAGTTGTGCTTCTAGGTCTTTGTAAATATTTTTGGACAAAACGTCCTCAACATCAATTCCCGCAAGAACTGCATCATTAACGTCTTTTTGTTTTATTGTATCTGGCCATATGACTATTGAATAACCCTCTTTGATTACCTTTGACATTCTAGAATGTATTTCTTGGTTGCGAGGTTCGTTGTCATAAACATATACCGGGTAATAGATATTTAGACTTTTTAGATCTAAATCGGCCCCGCACATGGCGACCGAATTTTTAATAAAGTAAGAATCAAAAGGTCCTTCTAGGACATAAACAAATTCTTTTTTATTAACATTATCATAATTATAAATCTTCGGAGAATGCTCATCAAACATGATTGTGATGTATTTTACCGAAGAAGAATTAAGGGCTCGGCCTTGTACTCCTATTAATTTCTTATTATAGTACAAAGGTATTACTATTCTGGGCTCTTCTAAAAGATTTGGCTCATAAGTAATTTCATTGATCCATTGTTTGAAGTTTTCGGTATAATAAAACTTATCCGGATCAATTTTTCTTTTTAAGAGATATTGTCTTGCAACATCATTTTTAGATGCAGCCGGAAGCCCAACTCTTTCTCTAAAATTTGGTTTTGATATTTCAAATTTAGGAGCCTCAACAACAAAATTCTTTCCAGTAAAGCCAGCCTTATATTTTTCAATTGTAAACTCTTTATAAAGAGGTGGGTCTATTTCTTTTAAAAAGTTATTAAGAGAAATACTGATTCCGCAGTTATGGCACTTATAATTCGTGTTATTATCTACCGGATAGAGATATCCTCTGGCCTTTTTTTTAGATCTAGAAGAGTCGCCACAATAGGGACATCGAAAATTATAAAGTTTAGGTTTTACTTTCTTGAAGTTTTGTAGTCTAGGTGCAACACGTTCAATAAAGGTTTCATCAATAAAATCCAATTCACATCACTTCTGGACTGGGGCCATTGTAGCATGAGGAACAGGAGTTGTCAAGTGCTGTGGATGTGCCAGGATCTTAACAAAGAACCCAGAGTTCTGAATGACAAATCCAAGAAATGTACCGATGCCTAGAACCACAGCGATTTTTAGATTAATTTTATTTTGACCTTTTTCTACATCAGTTAGACGCTTATCAATATTAGTACTTAGTGTCTTTATTTCAGTAAGAACATTTTTATGATCTTCCTGCATTTGTGTATAGATTGTGTCTATTTTTTCATTAAGACTCTTTTCGGCTCTTTCTCTAGTGTCAATTTTTTCTTCATGGACCGCAATCATTTTTGTCAGGCTGACATTTACCTGGCTTATTTTTTCGATTGCTTCATCAACCTTAAGAACAAATTCTTTAAGGTCTTGAACTCGTTGCTCTAGAACAGCAACTTTGATTAAATCTTCTGACATGGGCTTTAAGTGAGAATGGTTGTATTTTCACCTAAAACATTAAGATTATAACTATTTATGCAAGTCCTAATGACTGGAGAAGCATCTTATACTTCTTAATAAACGGATTTCTCTTGTCTAATTTGCCACTTTTATTTCTTCTTAGACCAAACATTGGCTGTGAATATCCCGCAGTCGGTCCTTCTTTAGGTGAATTTTCCCCGAAACCACCAGACTGACCAGGGGCATTTGCCACTGTCATTTCCTCTCTTACCATCTGAATGATTTCGTCAATTTTTTTCATTTGAGAGATCCTTGAGTTTCTGCATACAATATTCATCCATCTCAATCTGATGAATATAACAAATAGGATATTCGGGAAGACGATTCAAAAAAACAATAAAAGTTTTAATTAAACTCCAAAGCTCTTGGGGCATTTTAAAGAAGAGCATTGGGGTTGCTGCATCACCAAAAATATTATAGATAATAATCAAATGCTTTAATAAAAGATTAATTTTTAATTCCCCACAAGTGACATATTTGTTTAGATGTCTTTTGACATATCTAAAATGAGTCAGATCTTTATAAAAATCCTTTTCGGTTAGCCCTTGTGGGTTATTATAATTTTTTATTGCAAAGAGAAGAAAATTATCTTCGTTCAGTTCATCAAAAAACATATTAAATTATTCAGGCGGGAGGATAAACAGGTACATTACCCGTTTCAATTCCAGACATTGCAACCAGAGTTTCGGTCTTTACCCTGAGTTGACCATCACACATATAAGTAGTAACACCAACCCAACCAGCATGAGTCAGATCATATCGGGTATTTTCAGCGGCATTTGCTCCTTGCTGAGCAACACCATAAACAAGAGCATCATAAGTAGTATTAATACCAGTCCTCTTAGTATAGTGGGGATCGTGAATAGTGTATTTTGGTAGTTGGCTTACTTCAAATGCCGTACTTGCAATACCCACCCCACTTAGACCAGAAGTACTTGCGATGGATAGTTGAGTAGTGCTTGCAATACCAACAATTACAGCATCACCAAAATAGGTTCCAGAGCGACTACCGAAGCGAATCACATCTCCAGTAGACGCGGCTCCTGTTCGTCCAAAAGTAGTTCCGGTTCCTGTGACAACTAGAGTTGAATAATTAAGTGATACTAGACCACCAGAACCAACATTGTCTTTTACGCCCCAAAGAGACATGGTTATCTTTCCTAATTTAACTTTATGATACTATTTAGTAATTTTATTCATCAGCAACAAAATCTATAAAAATCCACAAAAATGGTGTAATTAAAAGTGCAAACAAAATTGTCGGTAGTGGGACAATTCCTGTTAGCCAAATAAGACCAGGAGGAAGTCCCACCAGCAACGACAATGTTCTCATCAACCTAGAAGTTTTGTACGAACAAGATCCACTACCATATTGTCAATATCGGTATCAGTAGACTTTGCATAACGCTCTAGAAGATGTACAACAAATTCCTTGACCTCACGGGATTGCCAGAAAAAATCAACTACTTTTTCTGCAGCAACAAGAATTAGATTCCAGCTAAATGACATTGTTTTATCCTTTAATGGGGGACATAACTATTTAGAAATTAGCTGTTTTGTCTAACAAATTGAATAACTTTCTCTGCAAGCTCTTTCTTTTCGGGAACATCCTCATGTTGAGTTGCGGCATATTTGCGAATTTCTGCCTCGCTCATGGTATTCACAATTTTTAGAACTTCTGGACTCACTTTATCTCTTGAGGTTTCACCCCTTTTTACAGAAAGAGCCAACCCAAAGAGTTTTTGTTGTTGTTCAGAAACCGCTTTTTCTTGAAGTTTATACTCTTCATACAGTTCGTCCCAGGTGTATTCGGAAAGATCATAACCTTCTCCTAGAAGGCTGTCTACCCATTCTCTAAATTGAGCAGTTCCTTTTTTAAAGAAACTCCCGAGAGCAGCCCCAGCTCCACCACCAAGTTGTTGGGCAAGAGAACCACCTTTCTTTTTAATTTCCATTGCTCTTTGATGACCTTTGGCAGCAGAAAGGGCTCCTCTGGAAACAGTATCAAGAGCACCTCTCACTGTAGTCCTAATATTTTCAGGAGAACCTGCCGATTGTGCAATACTTTTAGCACCTTTAATAATTCGTTCTTGACCAGGGGGGCGAGAAGATTTGGGCGCTGGCGTTGCTGCTTTTGAAGAAACAGTTGTTGGTTTTTTAGAGGCGGCTTTTTTAGCGGCTGCTGCCTTTTCTCTAGAATCGATTTCGGCCTTAATTTGCTCTACTGTTTTTTTTGGTTTTGCCCTTTTGGCTGTTCTTTCTTCATCAAGAAGTGTCTCATAACCAAGTTGCATAACCCACTCACTAAATTCTTCAACCCCAAGTTCATCAATAAGATCCTCAACATCCTCAACAGAAAGACCTTCTTCACAAAGATATTCGGTTGCAATGTCAATGGATTCTTCAATAAAATCTTCATTGAGTTCTTCAGAATCAATCAGAACTGATTCAGTTTTCATTTCAGGATTTATGGTAACCACAGGGGTTTTACCTGAATAATTATCAACTTTCTTTTCTTTTACAATCTTATTGTCCGAAACGTCATTGATTTCATGAAGAAGAGATTCTTCTACAGTGTCTCTCCAGCTATAAAAAATATTTTCAGCTACTGGTGGTTTAATATTCTTATTTATTTGCCTAGTTCTTACGGCTCTTCGTTTTAGAAGATATCTATCAGTTTTATCAGTATCACCATCATTATCAATGTCACTATCTTCTTGCCCAACTGGATCTAGTTTATTTTTTTTATATTCAGTAACCTGTTGCATTTTTTCTTCTAGAACTCTTTGTTGAGGATCATTGTCACGAACCTGCTCAACATAAAGCTCTTTCATCTTGGCAAGAGCACCTACAATTCTTTCAGACATAAGAAATTATTTGCGATTTATTACTATTTAGAACTTTTTCTCTTCTTAATGAAATTTTGAATTACTTTCATTCCAGTCATCTTCATAGCATATTCCCTGTAAGCGTCAGTACCCACCTCTCTCTGTTCGGCAGGAACACCAGAAACATCGGTCCATTCTTTAATATCCTCGATCCAAGACTTAAACATAATATTCAAATCCTCATTTACACAAATGACGTAGTTAGGACCTCTTCTTATAATTTTACCAGTTAGCCCAGTATTGAGATTTTCAATAAGGTCCCCGGTTTTATAAATGTTTTCTTTATAATATTCTTCTTTAAGAATCTCATAATTTGAAGATGGATCTATTTTCCAGGATTCCTTTTTCTCACCTGAAAGAGCCCTCTGAACAGCAAAAAATAGGGCCTGCTGTTGCTTTGCATTTAATGTTTTTGGGAGACCTCTTTGGAATGCAAAGAAATCATCTTCTAGGGCTGCCTTTCTGAGTCTTGCAGAAGAAGATGGATTAGGGCTATTTTCTAGATCTGGATCCTCACTAGGAAGGGCAATTACATTAATATCTGCAAGATTATAAATTTCTCCATTGTATTGATTTGCTAGACGATCAAATTCCGATCTTCTCTTTGCACCGGTTACAAGATTAACAGTTTCATAGCCTTCTTCATCGGCCAATTTAAGAACATCAAAAATTGTTTTCATATCATCATCATTGATGATATTATCAGCAAATTTTGGAAAGGCCTTTCTCATATAATAAATCTTATCAGAAGGACTTAAAGGGTTGGAAGGATCTCCATATGACCTTGAAGGATAGATCTTTAGATCACCCGATTGGGCTATTTCTTTAGCCTTCTTTAATAGCCTTTCATGACCAATTGTTGGTGGATTAAATCTCCCAAAAACAACTGTGAGAACTTCTTGAGTTTCTGGTTCTGGGGCCTTTTCTTGTTCTTTTGGTGGCGAGACTTGTCTTTCGGGTGGTTGCCTTTTTGTGAGAGGTGTGGCGGTTCTTGCGGAAGGTTTCATTGATGCAGAAGGTGGGGCGGCCTTTTCGGCTGCTGGGGATTTTCCTTTTATAAAAACCAATTGACCACCTTCGGTTTTTGCAACCTTACGACCGGATCTATCTACCCAATATCCGTGACCGTCAGATGCAAGACCTAGATTTAGGGCCTTTTCTGAGGCTTGGGAACCTCTGGCCTCATATAGAAATTCAAAGTACTTTTTCATAATTATCCACGTTGCCTAGGGAATCTGGCTCCAGTTCTAGATTGACCAAGATTCGGTAGTGCGGAGGTTGCTCCACCTGCTGACATGCTTGTATATTTACCTGTTCTTCTCACACCGGTAGATTGTCTAGATGCAAATCCGGCTCTATCTACTTCTGGTGAAGTATTTGTTTGCCTAGATACTTCTCTCTCTGCTGCAGCAGCAAACCGAGGATCATTAAGTCTTGATCCTGTCATGGGACGATCAGTTCTAGATGCGGCGGTTCTGGTTGTTGCAATATCACTAGTTTGGGCTCTTTCTCCTCTTGGACCAGTTGGAGTTTTTTGGGAACTTTTACTTCCACTTCTTTGAGCCAATTCTGTAGCAACAGGTCCCTTTAGTCCGGTTATTTTTTTTCTAAGATGACTTACTTTTTTTGGATTAAAGGTGGGGGATGCTGCTCTTCGCATTTCAGCATCCATCTCTTTTCTTGCCTTGGCAGTTGCATTAATAGCAGATATTTGAGCCTCAATAAGATACTCATAAAAACTATCACTTACTGATTCTAGAATCTTTACGGCCTCTAATTCACTGTTACAATATCTTTCTTCGATAAGAAAGTCTACTAGTTCTTGCATTTTACTACAATTGTTTTAGTTATTTAGTAACAAAAAAGCGCCTAGATGGCGCTTAAAATTGATAGACTATTTACCTTTTAGAGTCATAATTAATCATACTCTACACCATAAAGAATTTCATTTTTAGCATAATAACCAA